TAATGAGCCATAAATGACAAAAAAAGCTTGACAATACAGCGAGTATTGAATAAGTTTCGGGTTTCTGTGAGCCCCGTAAACTTACAGATTCAACATAGAGAGGTTCGTAATGAGTACACAAGTTGCCAAAAAAGAAGAACTCCAGAAATGTCCGGAAATTAAAAAATTTGTAGAAAAACCTACCCTCAATCAGGCGGAAATCAAACCACTTATCGAATCTTTCATCAGAAAGTTCATGGTGGGTCAGGAAAATACAACAGTCGTGAACGTCAAAAGAAACAAAGTGAACCACGTCGCTCTGACGACATCCTCGTATTGTGAATCCATTCGCGGGGAACACCCAGAATCTGTGATGTCGTACGCGATAAAAGGAAATAAGATTACTCAGCAGTGTCCCGTTTGTAAAGGTAAAAAAAGTAAATCAAGAACACATACACTCATGGATACAAATCTTCTAAAACTACTTAAACAATAATGACTATTAGTACACAAATGGTCGTAGTGACCCGTACACGTTCAGGAAGGCAGATAAAGAAACCTGATATTTTTCAGCCCGAGTATACGGTTCTAGAAGATGATTATGCAACGGATGAACACGACACAGACATTGACTCTACTATCGATACAGATGATGAAGAAGATTATTCATCTGAAGAGGATGACGAAGATGATGACGCCGACGAAAACGGTAATCTCAAGGATTTCGTGGTAGACGATGAAAGTGAAAGTGAGGAAGAAGACGCTTAAAAAAAACAATTTCTATATTAGAAAATGGAGACTGAAATAGGAAACCCAATAGAATATAACCCAGTACTCGATTCAATTCAGGACGAGAAAGATGAAAATAATGATAAACACCCAGAAGAAGGGTATTATTTTCATCCATCACCACCACCCGTTCCTCAATACCAAGAAAAGGAAACATTTGATCTTTTTAAAAATGTTGAAAAATCTACATGGATTATCGCATTCGCCGTGTTTTTACTTGGCTTTTTTATGGGGAAAACCATGCAACCAGTGATTCTCAGGTATGCTTGAGAATGCTACAAACTTTCCTGTATTTCCATATTTAGGGGGAATAAAATGATCGATGAACGGATCACTTCGAGTATCTTCGACAAAACCATTGGATGTGCTCACCACTGGTTTTTTACGAACCCGTTTGACTTTCTTTGCCGTTTTTTTCTTGAAAAATAAAATGAAAAATGCACTCACCAAGACAACCGTCACGAATGTGCCTATCATTTATTAGTATACGTGAAAATTATTTCGCCTCCTCTTCTTCCTCCTCCTTGATCTCACCAAGCTTCACCTCTTCGTCACGCTTCTTCTGACGCTCCTCCATCTCCTTCGCGACGATGGCATCCGCTTCCTTGACGAGATCATCGATGTTCGCGTCGGGCTTCTCCTTCTTGAGACGCTCCAGAACCTCAGCGGGGTGAGAAATGGGCACTTCATCAGGCTTAGTATAAAACCGAGAATTCTCGTCTCCGGGTACGAGACTCGGACTATTACCCGCCATCGCCTGCTTACGCTCGTTGAACATGCGTGCCGCCTGAGCCTGATTCTCTTTGTAACCAGACATGATCTCCTCGAGCTTCTCATTGGTATAATGCACGTCCTCAATCTTAGTAGGATCGGGAGGGATCAGGAGCCACTTGTATAGATCGACGACGTAAATATCAAACGTGGGATCCTCCTTCTGAAGGCGCTTGGCGTGGTTGGCCGCCTCATCGCGAGTGGCAAAAGCACCGCGAATCTTAATTCCGAACTTATCACTCTTCTGGGGCGCCTCAGGTCCGACGATAGAAAGGCATGCGAACGCCTGACCGGGAACGGTGGTGTAATCTTGCTCAAGAGACATTATATGTTTGTAAGGATTCAAAACTTTAAGCCCTAAGTAGTTGTTAAAGATTTGACGTACAAGATAAATATGGAAGAGATTCGTAAGAATCATAACGATGCGAAACGGACACTCATACAGTCTGTCGCTCGTGAGGGTCAACACATTCTGGATGTGGGATGTGGGTTCGGTGGGGATCTTCAAAAATGGCACAAGTGTAGTGTGAACATCAACATGTGTGACCCAGAACCCGACGCACTCGTGGAGGCCAAATCGCGTGCGAAGAATATGCACATACGGGTAAACTTTTACGAAGGTGACATACACGCGTGTCCGAAGAGAAAGTTTGATGTCGTGTGTTTCAATTTTTCACTTCATTACATCTTTGCTTCAAAAGATCTCTTCACGAGTTCGATCCATGAGATTCGAAAACGTATGAAATCCGGTGGACACTTGATAGGTATCATTCCGGATTCCGAAAAAATCATCTTCAGGACACCGCTACAGGATGACATGGGAAACTTTTTCGTGATGAAAGAACATGGAAATGGTGGGTTTGGTGAGAAACTCTTCGTCCATCTGACAGACACACCGTATTACACAGAGGGGCCAAAATCCGAACCTGTGGCGTACAAGGACCTATTAGTGACCTATCTCGAGGAACTCGGATTCAAGTTACACCTTTGGGAGGGACTTCAGGGAAATCCCATCTCAGAGTTGTATAGTAAATTTATCTTTGTTTATAACAGATGATAGCGTTTATCGTGTTGATCCTCATCAATCTTTTCATACTCATACAAACGCGTGAACCCAGTGAATTCAAGGAGGTGAAGGAAAAGTATCAGATTCTCCGCGACCATCTCAAGGAGACAAACAGTGAAAAATTTGGTGTTCTCATACATCCCATCCCCATCACAGGCGTTAAGCGTATGTCCGGAACGGTCGGGTACAATGTGAACAAGGGTGCCGACATTACCTTGTGTCTGGATGGAGACGTCAACGAAATCATGCACGTACTCATTCACGAGCTCGCACATAGTACCGTTCCTGAATGGGATCATTCCAAAAACTTCTGGAACAATTATTCGGAACTTCGAGGTATCTGTGAATCTATCGGTATTTACACAAGATTACCGGACAAGACCAAATTCTGTGGTCAATACATTCAGGATAAATAATAATCTCGGAATACTATAAATGCAAACTCCGGTGAACGATCTCCTCGTGGCCATTTTTTCTTGGGTCGTGTTTTACACCGTAACTCAAGTTCCTAAGCACTTCGACAATTATTACTTGAACCTCGTGTTCCTCACTGTTGTCATTCCCAACGCGGCGCGTGCCATCGTCGGTGATTTCCCCCGTCTCGCAGTCGATCGCTCTTTCTTCGCCATGTCGTCTCTCTTCGCGCTCATCATCGTGTTCGCTGTGAACGAATGGTGGAAGCGGTCTAAGGATACGGTCAAGAACTTTCATAAGAGTGATCGAAGGAAGCATCTGGAGTTGAGTGCTGTACTCGCCAGTGCGTTCACGATCGGTGCACTGGTTACTTATTTTTCGGGTATAGATAACTCGATCTATAACAATATGATGCAACCCAACGCTTAAACCTTGATAATGTAGGTCTTGGCGATGAAGAAAATGATGGCGGCGATCACACCGGTCGAAGCCAACCCAATCACACTTCTACCCCCTTGCTCGTTAAGGAACTTGGGGATAGAGGTCGCGAGACGGTCCTGAATGGGCTTGCTCACAGCGATACCAGTGGCGACGGCGACGATTAGAGAGATGAGCTGATCATCGGTAAGGTTGAGAGGGTTCTTGCTCTCAGGAGCTTCCGCCTTTTGCTGAACGGGAGGGGAAGGAGCCATCACCGCGGGCATCTGAGGTTGCGCCGCGACCATCCTGGGGTCTTCGGCCATCATCTGAGGTTCCATCATAATATCGTTAATGGGAGTAGAGTCCATCGTGTCTTTATCTGTACTCACATTTTTTTCAGGTTGTTTAAACGCTGTAGAAGGTTTATTATTTTGTTGCAAAGGTACCATACCTTCACCATCGTCAAAAAGGTTCATCGTAGAGACGTCTTCGGAAGCCATTGTATTATAATATTATGTTTTCTGTGAATTAATGTGACGCAATCATTTTCGTTTCGTGATTGTCAATTTCGTCTTTTTAGATGCTTTCTTGGCATCGTCGTCAGCCTGTGTGACATGTTTTGGATTATACATTTTCTTATGCATGTTCCAGAGTTGGGGACTTCCAACCCTGAAATTTTTTCGAATCGACGCTTTGTACCAAAACACACAATCTTGGATTTTATTGGATTTTACGGTATTATCTAATACGAGACATTCATAGTTTTCGGTACATGCATCCATGACTTTACAAAACATATCGAACGTTGGAAAAATACCGAAAAATGATTTATACAACTTTTCTCTGTTCTGAATGATATTTTCTCTGAGAATAAATACATAATCGACATTCGCTCGAAGAGCTGGGGGAAGATCCATCACATATTGCATCGTCAACATGAAGAAAATCTTCCAGTGTCGACCGTTCATGAAACATTGTCGAATACACGTGTCCTTGAGAAACTTTGAATCGTACATGCAATCGTCTAAAAGCATGAACGCTCCACAATTCGTTCTTCCTTCCCCGACGAGTTTTCTCTGTCGAGACATGACTCGTTCAATCGCTTCCTTGTCGTAATCTCCATAAATGAACAGGTCTGGGACAAAATCAGAATAAAAGTGATTCCCCTCTTCAGTTCCGGACAAGACGATTCCAGCTGGAAGGTGTTTCTTATGGAACATGATATCTTTCACAAGGGTTGACTTACCCGTATTACGCTTTCCTATAAACACACAAACCCGATCATCACTAATTGTCTCAGGTTTGA